GGAAGAGAAAGTTACTAACTCTTGTTTATTCGATATTCTACAAAGGGGAAGCCTTATTTAAGAATACAGAGCTGATAAGCAAGTTTAAAGTGGGTACTCCTACTGACCTAGTGTTAGTGCTTCTTACACCAGATGAGATTGACACACTATTCATGGCTTACGACAATCTAATCAACAATGTGCCAAAGGAAGATGAAATAAAAAACTAATAGAGGTGGATGATGAATTGCGTACTTTCTACTATTTCTGGAAGTACGCACACCTGACTCCATCCGAAGTTTACCAAAAGAAAAAAACAGATATTGGAGAATATCGAATGATGAAGGCCTTTCTATTCAAGGAAATAGAAGATAGGCTTGAAGATAAGCAAAATCAAATTTGCCCTTTTATGATGGGAGAAAGGGGGTAAAAAATGGCAACTAACACAACTGAACTGAAAGCTAGATTTAAGGCCGAAGACTTGATGACAAAAGAACTTAAAAGAATGCAGGCTGAACTTAAGAAGTTTCAAAAAGAGACCAAGGAAGTAGCCAAGGCACAGAAGGACTTTGACAAGAGTTTGAAAGGTAATAAAAAGCTAAAATTGGATGCTAAAGATGCCAATAAGCAGGTTGAGGGTGTATCCAAAAAGATGAAATCATTTGTTGAGGGATTGAAAAAATCTAACAAGATACCAGTTGAGATAAAAGACTTAGCATCTAAGGGATTAAGTAGCATAAGTGGTCAGTTAGGCAAGTTAGGTCCTATGGCTAAAGTTCCACTAAAACTACTTGGCAAACACCCAGCACTTGCAGTATTGGCCGCAGTAACATTGGCTGTTGGTGTGCTTGCGAAGAAGGCAAAAGATGATGTCAAGGTATTCCTTCATGACATGACTGCCTGGGGCATACAGAAGATTCAACAAGGCCTAGCAAAACTTAAGGATAAAGTTATTAAGGTCACTGTTGAGGGATATAACAACTATTCTGATTATAAGGCTAGAGTTAACTCTCTTGATAGGGGCGGATTGAGTATAGGCGATTATGATAAATTAGCCCAAGGGGTTGCAAGAAACTCTAGATCTAGCTTATCAGATGTAAGAAATGGAATGACTAAGCTAATGCAGATGTCACCAGATGTATTTGGTGGTAAGCCGGGTGAAGCGGCTAAATTCTACCAGACTGCCATGCAATCATTTAGAAAAGGTGGGTCTTCAAACGAGGAAGCTAGTGCAGCAATGTATCAGCTTAATCAGGGGCTTGCAAGTGGAACGCTACAGGGTGATGAACTTCGTTCTGTAAGAGAAAATGCACCACTAATGGCCAAGATGATTGAAAAGGAAGTTGGTACAGGAATAAAAGAAGCTGGTAAGAAGGGACTTCTTACTGCTGACCTGGTTAAGCGTGCAATTCTAAAGAATGCAGATGAAGTTAATAAAGAGTTCCAAAATATTCCTATGAATTTCAAGGATGCATGGGTGTTGGCTAATAATCTACTTGAAGCCAAAGTATATACACCAATGTATGAGAGGATGCAAAAAATATTTGATGATAAGGGTGTGCAAAATTTCTTCAATGGGCTTTATACTAAGGCAGAAGAGGCTATAAGTGGGCTATGGCGATTAATGGATGTAACCAAATTTGGTGGCATTGATTTTAGCAAATTACAAACTGCAGCCAAGCCAATAACGGATATGCTAGATGAGGTATATGATCACATAATCACTAACTCACCAGAAGCCCAAGAGGCGATAAATGTACTCGGGCAAGTAGTAAATGGTGCATTTGAGGGCATGGGGGATGTATTCCAATTCTTCAAAGGTGTCGCGAAAGATGTATTTAAATTCCTGAAAGAAAATCCTAACTTTATAAGAGATGTAATTAAGTTGTTAGCCTCTGACTGGGAAAAGAAATGGGCTTTTATGCAATTAAAAATGCAGGTTGCTAAAGACGTCATAATTCCACTTCTTACTAAGGTAAACGAGGCAATAACAGGAATAACAAATGCAGTGTTGGCTGTAAAGAATGCCTGGACTGATATGTGTAACTGGTTTGAGCGAAAAATACCTAAGATACCAACAGTTGATTTTGGTGTTGGTGGCAGTGGTGGTTCATCAGGCGGAAGCGGTCCAGTGAATACTAGACCGACCCAATATAGTCATGCGTTTGGTCTACCTCGTGTGCCATATGACAATTACCCAGCTAATCTACATCAGGGCGAAAAAGTCTTGACTAAGAGAGAGGCCAATGACTATGAGAACAGAGGTAGTAACAATGGTATAGTAATTAACCTAAATGGAATTACTGTAAGAGAAGAAGCCGACATTGATTTAATGATAGGTAAGCTCGTTAAGAAGCTTAAATTGGCACAGGGGGTGGTGTAATTGGTAGAAATATACTTAAATGGAGATGGGGATAATCTAAGGCTACCAGTTGTGCCATCAGAATTTAACAAGATTGTTAATGCTGATATAAGTGCCGAAAGCATAGTTAAAAAGGGGAAGGTAAATATCTATAATGGATATGAGCCTTCCGCCATGTCTATATCATGCTTTTTTCCTCATGAAGGGGCAAACTATCACTTTGCCACAGGTAGTGGGGACCCGTATAGCTATGTTAATAAGCTTGAAAAGTGGTGTAGAGAGGGTGCAAGGCTTAGATATATAGTGACTGGGACTTCAATTAATGTTCCAGTCAGGATATCTCACTTTGAATATAGTGAGAGAGACTCTAGTGGTGATGTGTACTATACTCTAGACCTTAAGGAAGACGAGGACGTAAACATACCTACATGGCAACCTGGCCCGGTTAGTGGAAATCCTAAAAACCCTATCCCTAATAAGGTCTATTCAAGGAATAAACCTACCATAGACTTAAGTAAGCAGGTTTCAGGAAGGTCCCACACAGTAAAGCATGGAGAGTACCTATACTTGATAGCACAGAAATACTACGGAGATGGTCGTAAATACAAGAAGATTACAGCTAATGCAGAAAATCTTAAAAGATATCCTAGTCTGAAGAAATCAAACTTAATATACAGTAATTGGAAGTTGGTGATTCCATAATGGCCACATATAAGATGGAAGATATAGACTTAATCGTTCATATAAGGGGTGGTGGAAGCTTCTACAGGCTTACAGATATAGTTACTAATGTATCATGGAGCGGTAGTATTAAAAGCCCTTATAGAGAACTTAACTTTGAATTTATTCAGGCAGTAAATGACGAAAAGGTAAAAAGCATAGGTCTTAGTGCTAATTCCACTTGTTGCTTTTATGTAGGGGGCAAGGAAATATTCAGGGGTAATATCATTGAGGTTGAAAAAGCCAGTAGTAATAATGGTATAAGAGTTACCGCCTATGATATAGGCTATGTACTACATAAGGACGAAGTAAGCTATAATTTTGTAAATAAATCGGCTTATGAAATTGCTAAGACTGTGTTTGCTGGTAAGGATGGCCAGATGAAACTACTAGTAGGTAAGATTGCTAAGGGTGATAGCAAAATAACCAAGATGTTTATCGGTGTGTCTAGATATGATGCCATAATGACAGCCTACACAGAGCACTCTAAGACTAGTAAGAAGAAATACATGATAGATGTTGATATAGACAAGTTTAATGTGATAGAAAAGGGCGAAGTTAAGCTTAGAATTGCATTTGAACAGGATAAAAATATGGAGTATAGTTCTTACAAAGAGTCTGTGGCTAATGTAGTCAACAGAGTCTTAGTAGTGGATGAGCAGGGCAACAAGCTTCAAGTGAAGACTAATAAGGAGTTTAGGAAGCTATATCACACTGTATCAAAAGTAATTGAACAGAAAAAAGATGGAAAGACTGAAGATATAAATGCAGCCTTTCATGGTCTGGATAGGACTTGTGAATTACATGGATATGGTAATATCACTTGTAAAAGTGGTTATAAAGTCCAAGTAAAGGACTCCCACACGGGCTTAGTGGGTGACTTCTACATTGACAAGGATACCCACACATGGGTAGGTGGAAAATACTCCATAGATTTAGAACTTAATTTTGACAATATTATGGATGAAAAGTCAGCAGGAAAGGATGAATCAAAGGCATCCAGTGGTGAAGGAAAGGCCCTTGACTGGGGACATGGAATCACCGCTGATATGATAAATAAATTATTAAAAGGTCCGCTTGCGGGTAAGGGGGACCTTTTTATTAAGTATGGAAATATGTATAAGGTAAACCCTATGATGGTTGCCTTGGTAGCTAGAATGGAATGTGGGGCAAAGTTTGATTCTAATCTTGCAGTTAATCACTTTAACTTCTTTGGAATTAAGGATCCTGACAAGCATATCAAGAAATATAAGTCATTTGGTAGCTACTCATCGGTAGAAGAAGGAATTAGAAGGGGATTTCACTTCATAGGCATATCGCATGTCAATAAGAAGGGTAGGAAATTTGACCAGATAATATCTACATGGGCGCCTAAGGGTGATGGCAATGATACTGCTGGATATATCAGGCAGGTAAAATCATGGTACAAACAGCATACTGGTAAAGATTGGACTGACTCCAACCTTGGTACTGGTGTAACTTCAGATGAAGAAGCTGATAGCAGGCTTATATCAGGTAGTACTTCGGGCGGTGGAAACATCATAGAGCATGCCATTAAGTACTGCATGGATAGACTTGGGACTCGTTATTCTCAAGGTGACAGAAACTCATATAAGCGTAACCCAATTAGACCGGCCGCATTTGACTGTAGCGCTATGGTCTATTATGCCTATGCAGATGCAGGTAAGCTAAATAAAAGACCGGTAAATGCATGGACAACTAGCTCTATTAAGTCTAATCCAGGGGCTTATGGCCTTATCAAGATACCACTGAGCCAAGCTAGAAGGGGTGATATATTGTGGATGAGCGGGCACCTGGGCCTATATCTAGGAAATGGTAGGGCTGTAGAGTCTACACCACCTAGGTCTCAGACTTGTCCTTCAAGAAAGTTTACCCACGCATATAGATTTAGAGATTTATAAGGAAGGTGTTATAGATGGCATATGAACATGAATTACTAGACATAATGAATACGGAAGGTATGCGAAATTATACACCTTCTATTCAATATGCTA